ATTAGAAGAGTTGCGCGGCGAAGTTTCCCGTGGTTAGTTAGCGTATTAGTTAATACGCTGATTGCCATGAGGAACCATGACTCCAGAAGCCAAGGTAAAGAAGCGCGTCAAAGAGATTCTTGCTGATCTGAACGCCTACTACGTGATGCCAGTGACAGGGGGCTACGGGAACAGCGGCGCACCAGATTTTATTATTTGTATCGCGGGGTTGTTTTATGGTATAGAGACAAAAGCAAACGGTGGGAAGGCCACCGCACTTCAGTTGAAGAACCACGATGACATACGTAAAGCCGGTGGCATCGCATTGATAGTTGATGAAACAAACGTAGAGAACCTACGCAAGGAGTTATTAAGTCATGTCCAGAGCAAAGAGCATTCTGTCCCTTCTCAGCAAGGGGAAGTCAATCAAGGAAGTGGCAAAGGCCACAAAGTCAAGCGAAGCGTACGTGTACTACGTGCGTTGGGCTGATAAAAAAGGTAAGACCACGCCCAAGAAAGCCAAGAAGAAGGCTGTCTATAAGAGTGAACGGTCGAAGTTGATCAAGGCTGTGTTTGACACCGCTAAAAATGTCAAGGCTGTGAAAGAGATGAAACAAGCCTTAGATGTGATTGAGAAGAAAAATCCGAAGGCTGATTGGGATGATAAGAAAGCCTTTTGGAAGACTATGAAAAAGCAATATGGAGACGCGACTTCACAAGTGATGGATGAGTTGGTTGATCCGAAGCCTCTCTTTGGAGAAATCGCATCTGATCTCGTCAACCATCCCCCGCACTACACCGATGGTGGCATAGACACGCTGAAGTTCATTGAGGCTAAAGATCTCAATTACCGATTGGGTAACGTAGTCAAGTACATCAGCCGTACCGGTAAGAAAGTAGATTCTGATCCTATACAGGACTTGGAGAAAGCCCGCTTCTACTTGGATCGTGAGATCGAAGCGCGGAGAGATGCGTGAAACCCAGAAACGAATTCGCTTTCCCTCAGTTGGAAGCGGAGCGTTTGAAATGGTGGGGACACGGGATGACCCTGCGGGACTATTTTGCAGCCAAGGCTATGCAAGGGTTGCTAACGTCCCACGGGGTCGCCCTCTCTGCCGAAGAGACTTCTAAAATTTCTTACAACATAGCCGACAGAATGTTGGCTGAACGAGAGGTGGGTTATGAATCCGGTGCTAATAGGCCGCAAGCGGCTAAGTGATATTGTGTGGGGCATCATCGATGAGAAGGTCGGTGACTTCCCTTTCGAGGCTATCGAAAAGATCATTGAAGATCAGCAGCATTTACGTGAGAAGGCTGATTACAAGACAGGCTCCGTGCCGTACGACGATGCGGTAGAACTTTATAAAGTCACGAAGTTTTTTAACCCGAGGCACATTGCCGAGGTGGGTACGTTCATTGGCGTATCGACACGGACAATGATGCTTGCGTGTGATCCGGTCTATATCTACACGTGTGACTATTCTAACGATATCAATTTGAATGACGAAGGATGTGTTCAATATCCAAGGATTCCGTCGCACGATATGTTTGCTGACTTGGCATCAAAAAATGTGAAAGTCGATCTAGTGTATTTGGACGGGCGTCTGAGCGATAAAGATGTTGAACCGTTATCTAAGATCATTCACGACGATACGGTGTTTGTGTTCGACGATTTCGAGGGGATTGAGAAGGGCGTGATTAACGCCATGATGGTAGAGTCTTTTGCCAGAGCGTTGATCTACCCGCGTGAAGGCAGGAAGACAGCCGTCTCTATTCCGTTCTCACTTCTTCAGATTGTCCCGCAGGAGGCCACATGATTACGTGGTTTAAAAGAGTTTTACGTGATTGGCGTTGGCGCAGACTGAACGAGTGGGCGCACGTGCCGCCACCAGAGTGGGCAGCAAAGCGTGGGTCAGGGAGTATTTACTGGTGAGCGAAGAAAACAAGGGGCGAAGTTTGCTTGATGCAAGCAAGCAGATTTTCAACATGGCTATTGCCGCCGCTGACGACGGTAACTACAACGAAGCCATCGGCATCCTTGAAAACATTAACATGACACTACCTGTCATGGTAAACGCTCAACTGCAAGCGGGGCGGTGTCATTGGGAGATGCACCGTTGGGAACTTGCGCGTAGGCACTTTGAGATTGCTGCGCGACTGGAACCGAAGAACGCTGACGCAGCATGGACTGTTGGACTTTTAGCCCTTCAGATGGGTGACTTCAAGGCAGGGTGGGAAGGCTACGAGCGGCGATGGGGGAGCAAGACTTTTAAATCCCCCAAGTTGCATACCAAGCATCCACAGTGGGAGCGCGGCAAAGGACTGAAGCGCCCGTTGATTTGGACGGAGCAGGGTATTGGTGATCAGATTCTATATGCATCACTAATTGAAGCGTTAGCGAATGAAGTAGAACACATCACAGTGATGATCGATCTGCGTCTGATGAACCTGATGCAGCGTGGGTGCAAAGCGAGGAACGTCACATTCTTGTCCCACAACGCACGGGTGAAGATGTCAGAGCATGATTCGCACATCCCGATTGCGAGTTTGGCTAAATACTTTATTAAACGAGTTTGGGATATCCCGCATAGCGTATCGTTTGGCTACATGAAGGCTGACCCTGATCGTGTGGCGGCACTGCGTAAAGAGTACGGGCTACATGAAGATGATTACGTGGTGGGGCTGTCTTGGACTAGCACTGCACCTGTCATCGGGCCACACAAATCTGTACCACTTGCAGACTTCAAGCCAATTCTTGACACGCCATATTTAAAGTTCATCAACCTTCAGTACGGCAAGGCTCAGGAGGAAGGTAGGGACTTTCACCCAAGCCTGATCACGACGCACATCGATACGTTCCTTGATCTGGAGAACGTGGCGGCGTTGATAGAGATCTGCTCTGTTGTCATCTCGCCATCGTGCGCGACCGTGCATCTGGCAGGGGCAATGGGTAAAGATGTTTTACTCCTTGATGCCAACAAGCTCTGGTACTGGAACAATCGTCTGGGCAACGAGAGTATGTGGTATAGCGGAGTCAAGATCTTTCAGCGCGAGAACATGAATGCGCCGTGGGATTTGCAGTTGAAGCAAGTTAAGGAAGAGTTGGACTTGATGCTCAACTTTGAAGGCGAGCGGGTGCGGGATAACTTTGTCTTCTTCCACGTGGGCGATGACATTTCTTACCCACATAAAATGGTCAAGTCTTTGCTGCGGTACAATCCGAATGCCAACGTGATTATGCTGACTAATAAAAATACACCTGATGTGATGGGCGTAACTGAGCGGTGTGAGTATGATCTTGATCCAAACGAGATCACGTACTCACGTGTCAAAGCGTTTGCGCTGCGTAATCTTGACGAACCTGCGCTCTACATCGATACCGACATGATCTTTGTGAATCGCGTAGCGGTGGGCGAATGTTTGGGTGATGCCGAGATCGTGATGTGCCGCCGTGAGTTTGGATTGGACATGACGTTTAACGTCGAGCAACGTGGGATGCGATTCGATGAGTACAAGGACATGACGATGGATCAAGTTTATCCGTTTGTGGCTTGTGCAACCGCGACTAAAAACAGTGCGCCGTGGCAGATCATGTTGGAGATGTTCGACAAGATTGATCCGAAGTTTCGCAAGTGGTATGGCGATCAGGAAGTGTTGAAGTTATACGCCGAGTCAGAGGCAAACACGATGCCTGAGTCTATCTACGGATGTTTACCTGAGTACAAGCACGACGGCGCGAAGATCATTCACTACAAGGGCGAAGCACGTAAACAACTGTTTGAGGCTGTGTAAGGTAAGAGGAGTAAGTATTATGATTACTGAATTCTTTAAATCTTTTTTTGAGTCCAAACAGAAACTCAGAGATCGGATTGAGTTCCTTGAGCAGCGTTGCGTTGAACATGAGATACGCTGGGTGGATCAGGAAAAGGAACTCGACAGACTGAGAGAAGACATCAAGTTCCTCGACCCCGGTTGTGCCGAGCGTGGCTGCGTGGCGAGAGATATGTTTGATATTCATATCAAGGACGCTTGAGGAAAAATGATGAAAGTCTTTATTGGTTGGGACAGTCGGGAAGACATTGCGTATCAGGTGTGCAGGGAGTCGCTTGCGCGTAACTCTTCTATCTGGTTGGACATTCAGCCGATCAAGCAACAGGAGGTGCGTGAGCGCAACCTGTACTGGCGAGAGCATGACCCTCTCTCCTCTACGGAGTTTTCCTTTACCCGTTTCCTTGTGCCGCACTTGATGAAGTACGACGGGTGGGCCGTGTTCATGGACTGCGACTTTCTCTGGCGAGGTGACATTGCTGCGCTTGAGGACTACATGAACCCGTACTACGGGGCGCTTGTGGTCAAGCATGACTACAAGCCGACTGAGAAGACCAAGATGGACGGCGCTGCACAGCACCAGTATCCGCGCAAGAATTGGTCGAGCATGATCCTGTGGAACTGTGGGCATCCGCTGCTCAAGACGCTAACCCCCGAGGTTGTGAACCGCGAGACAGGTATGTACCTGCATCAGTTACGGTTCTTGTGGGACGCCACCATCGGTGACTTGCCTATCGCATATAACTATTTAGAAGGTTGGCATACGAAGAACGACTGTCCGAACCCGCAAGCCGTTCACTTCACCCGAGGTGGCCCTTGGTTTAAGGACTGGGGTAACGTCGAGTACGCAGAAGAGTGGATGGCGATAGCCAAGGAGATGTGAGATGAGCGAGATCAAAAAAGAAATTGTTGAGGACGATGAGGCATACCTGATCGTTCCCGAAGAACTTACAAAGAAGGTAGCCATGCCCGATACGGTATGGGCGAAGATCGGTGAGGACGGTCAACTAGAAATCATTCGGTGGGACATCATTCAGATGTATGCACTGGAATACGACATGCTTGCCCGGTCAAAGCAGCAGCATTCACAGACGCACGTGATCTGCAAGTTGCTTGTACTGGTACGTGAACAAACGAAACGGGATTTGATAATGCCTAAATAGGAGAGTGTATGACCATTGACAACATCTCCCCACCGGGATCGTGGCAGCGTGAGATAGAACTGCAACCGTGGAAGTATTCACAGCAAGCTAAGATTGACGAGGCCTTGGCAGCGATCCGCAGAGCGGGTTATCAGTTAGAGGCCAACCTTCTGGCACAAGAGATTAGCGTGTTGAAGGCAGAGATAGAGCATCTGAGAAAACGGAATGCCCCCTAAGATCTTTATCAGCATTGCGTCTTACCGAGACCCGCTTCTGGCGTGGACGATCAAAGATGCCTACGACAATGCTAAGCACAAGGACTCGCTAGTGTTTGGGATAGTCGAGCAGTCCTATGATAAAGAATTTTTTAACCCATCTGACCTGCCGTTTAGCAATCAGATAAGGTACGTGCGAGTTGATCCTGATCAGAGCCGTGGCTGCTGTTGGGCGCGGAGTGTCGGGCAGACTCTGTGGAACAACGAAGACTACTACTTCCAACTAGACTCCCACATCGGGTTCGACCCCGGTTGGGATGGCCTGATGCACACAGCCATGAAGCATCTCATGGAGCATCATGAGAGACCATTAATTACGAACATGCCGTACGCCCTGCAAGCCAAGGACGACGACATTAGGAACAACCCTGTAGAAAAATTAAGAGACCCTAACGAGTTCGCAACGCTCACCAGAGTGTGCCGCCCTGTCCAAAAAGACGCTTTATTCAAGGACAACTACTTCGTTGGCGTGCAGTGTGATTACGTCCCCAAGAAGAACTTTGTGCCGGGGTACATGGTCGCGGCGGGATGCCTATTCACACTAGGTAGGTGGGCAGAGGAAGTGCCATATGATCCACACATCTTCTTTGAGGGCGAAGAGCAGAGCATTGCTCTCAGATCGTGGACGCATGGCTATAACATCTTTCATATCTCGCCGTTGATGTTTTACCACTACTACATCTCTGCATACAAGAAACGCTTCTGGGATGACGGCGTAAAGAAGCAGACTACTTGGCAAGATTTAAACGCTAAATCATTTAAGCGTTTGGAACGTGTGGTAACGGGCGACAACTGTGGTATATATGGACTCGGTACTCGCAGGTCGCTCAAAGAGTACATACAGTTCACCGGGATCGATTACTTGAACAAGAAGATCGAACCCAAAGCCTTGGATAAAAGTATTTTTAATAGAGACTATAAAGTTTCACCAGTGGTAGAGAGTCTTACAAATGGGTACTGAAGAAGATGTGCTTGACCTGATCCGCGAACTTCCCCGCGAGGTCAACGACGCATCGACAACGACTGAGTTTAAATTTCTTACGGTAGGTAGTGTACTGTGGGAGTGCTACTACGAGATCAGACGATTGCGGGAAGAGGTAGCAGAACTTAAAAGGGGTGGTAAGAGAAAATGATTTACTCAGGCGCGGGGCCGTTGCCCCGACATACGTATTGTTTTGTACCTCCGTACACATTTGGCAATAAAAAATGGGAGCGCGTGGCTTGGTTTGGTTTAGTTAGCCACCCCGGTAGGACATGGGGCTGTCATGTCATGTTGGAGTGCGGTGCGGTCTATCGCAACGTGCCTTTGCATCGACTGGCTCATATTCCATGCGAGATGGAATGGCTAACTCATCAGGCACAGACTTGGGACTGTTACGGACATCACTTCAGCGTGGTGGAGTACCCGTTTCTGGAAGCCGTGCCTGTCAAAGTCAGGCTGCGAAGTAAAGAAGAACTCCGTGGGCGCTACATGTTCACAGCGATCCCCATGCTTGACGGGTTCAGTCTGGAGCCAGAACAGTCCAAGGAGTTTTACTTCATCAAGTTGGACAATGGCAGGTTCACGGCACAGCCGACGAATCATGTTCTTGTGCAGGACAAATCATTTGTCACGACGGTCGAGTGGCCGAAGTTGGAACGCCAGAATAATACGTGGAGCGTGGACCCATGAGTTTCGTCACGCTCGACTTTGAGACGTATTACTCGCAGCAGTTCAGCCTGACTAAACTAACGACGGAAGAATACATCCGTAGTCCGTTGTTTGAAGTCATTGGTGTTGCGATTAAAATTGACGACAACCAGCCGGAATGGATTACCGGCACCCATAAAGAAATTAAAGCACGACTCGACCAGATTAACTGGGCGGAGTCGGCGCTGCTCTGTCACAACACCATGTTTGACGGGGCTATACTATCCTTTATCTTTAACATTGTTCCTGCTTACTACTTCGATACGTTGTGCATGGCCCGCGCCAAGCATGGAGTTGATGTAAGCGGATCATTAGCAAACTTGGTGAAGATGTATGGGCTTGGACAGAAAGGCACCGAAGTGGTTGAGGCTCTTGGGAAACGCCGTCAGGATTTTACTCCTGCCGATCTTCATCGTTATGGCGGCTATTGTATTAATGATGTCAGCCTTACTTTTGCCTTGTTTAATACTTTTATTTCGGATTATTTTCCCTCATCGGAACTAGATCTGATCGACATGACGCTGCGTATGTACACGATACCGGTACTGGAAGTGAACGACGCGATGTTGGTCGAGCGGTTAGAAGAAGTTAAGAACGAGAAGAGCGAACTCTTGGCGGGATTGCAAGGCAGACTAGGCTGCGCTACCGAAGAAGAAGTTCGGGCTAAGTTGGCAAGCAATCCGCAGTTCGCAGCGGTACTGGCAGATCTAAACGTCCCGGTGCCAATGAAAATTAGTCCAACAACCGGTAAGGAAACTTTCGCACTTGCCAAAAACGATGAAGGGTTTATTGAGTTATTAGAACACGAAGACCCGTTCGTTCAGCAGTTATGTGCCGTCCGTCTAGGCACCAAGTCCACCATAGAGGAGTCCCGCATTGAACGCTTTATCGGCATTGGTTCTCGGAATCGCAGTCGGCTACCTATCCCGCTCAAGTATTACGGCGCTCACACAGGCCGTTGGGCCGGGACTGATTCGGTCAACTTCCAGAATCTCCCAAGCCGTGACAAGAAAAAGAAAACGCTGAAGCGGTCGATCATGGCCCCGGCAGGCCATGTCATTATCAACTGCGACTCTTCTCAGATTGAAGCGCGGGTCTTGGCGTGGCTTGCAGGGCAGGATGATGTGACCCGGCAGTTTGCCAACGGCGAGGATGTGTATTCGATCTTCGCGTCCAAGGTCTACAAGAAGCCCATCACCAAGGCTGATCCGGTCGAACGGTTCGTCGGCAAGACCTGCATTCTCGGACTTGGCTATGGCACCGGGGCAAAGAAGTTGCAGCACACGCTGAAGACTCAACCGCCCGGTGCTGATTTGCCAGAGGAGGAATGCAAACGCATTGTCGATCTGTACCGCGAGTCCAACCACATGATCACGGATCTGTGGCGCGAATGTGATAGTGCGCTAACGCACCTAGCGTCTTGGCCTCATCAATTACGCCCTTACTCGATAGGCAAAGAGGGAGTAATAGCTGTCACAGCTTCCGGCATCCGTCTCCCAAATGAATTGTTTATACGATACCCAGACCTGCGTTTAAGCGACAAGAAGTACATTTACAAATCACGACGAGGGGTAACTTCGATATGGGGCGGGGCGATGGTTGAGAACATCGTTCAAGCCTTGGCCCGTATCATCGTCGGTGAGCAGATGCTCAAAATCAGGGAACGCTACCGCCCCGTACTGACCGTGCATGACGCGGCTGTAATCGTCGCGCCCAAGAACGAATTAGACAAGGCCGTTGCGTTTATTACGGAGGTCATGTCTACTCCACCAGATTGGGCTACAGGACTGCCGGTGGCTTGCGAAGCCAAATACGGCGAGTCTTACGGGGATTGCTAGTGATTCAGTGGTCGTTCAGCAGTTTAAAGGACTTCATTAATTGTCCTAAACAGTATTACCACATCAAGGTAGCGAAGGACTTTGAGAAAAAAGCTACGCACCAAATGTTGTACGGCACGGAAGTCCACAAGGCTTGCGAGGATTACGTTCGTGATGGGACACCGCTCCTCAAGAACTATGAACGCTTTAAGTCACAGCTTGACGCTTTGCTGGAGATACGAGGAACCAAGTATTGCGAACACGAGATGGCGCTTACCCAAGATCGGGAGCCGTGCGCGTTTGATTCTGATACTAGGTGGGTGCGCGGTATCGTTGACTTGCTCATCGTCGATGGGGCCGACGCATACATCGTGGACTACAAAACCGGGAGCAACCGATACCCTGATCCGAAACAATTAAAGTTGATGGCGTTGATGACTTACGCGCACTTCCCCGAGGTGCAGAACATCAAAGCGGGGCTGCTGTTCGTGATGCACAATACGTTTGTTACAGAAGAATACGACAGGAAAGACATTAACAAGTTGTGGCAGAGTTTTTTCCCCGATCTAGCGCGACTTGAAGTGGCGTATGAAAACAACATCTGGTTCCCCAAGGCGGGGCCGTTATGTGGGTGGTGTCCTGTCAACACCTGTAACTTTTATAGAGAGAGGTAGCAGATGATTGAGGATGACAAGGATATTGAGATAGCGGAACTTCAACTGTTACTCGCAAAGAAGCGTCGTGAGATAAAGAATTTAGAGGAAAAAGTGGCGCACTTTAGTGCAGCCCGTGCATACGAGATGGGTCGATGCAGAAAACTTACGGGTGAATACAACAGACTTGCCAACAGGTTTAATGCTAACTTTAAGTTTCACGAGTACATTAAAGATGTACTAGATCAAACAGCAGACTTAATGGAGAACTACGATGCCGTACGTGAACAAAAGCCGTCCGTACAAAAAAGAGTACAAGCAGCAGGTCGAAAGAGGCGAACACGAAAATCGAATGGAGCGCCAGCGAGCGCGTAGATCCTACGATAAGAAAGGTATTAGCCGAAAGGGTAAGGACGTTGCCCATGTCAAAGCACTCTCAAAAGGAGGTAGCAACGGCGACGGGACTAAGCTACAGTCACCTTCTAAGAATCGTTCGTTCCGCAGGACAGCAAGCGGGGCGGTGAAATGAAGCACTAGACGCAAGTGTGCATGAGGGTTCCCCCACCCACTTTCCCTCAGAATAACTGCGTCAGTTGACGATAGGTTTTTGCTACCAAGTTCCTCCTAGGCGTCAACCGTCTGGCCCACGATACGGGCTTTTAACTCAGTAGGTACAGTATGGAAATAGTTGATAACGCCGCAGTGAAATTCACTGCATCAAATTCGTTTGCCTCTGAAATTACAGCACGTTTAGAGCGCAGCGAAATAATACAAGACAACAAGCACAGCAAAGAATTGCTCGTTTGTTGGGATCATGGCGAGATGAAGACTCTCGCTTCGTACTTGGACAACTTTCTTCCAAGTCAAAACATTCCAAAGATTCCTTCGCCCATGCAGCGTGACTATACGTGGCCGGGGTTCTACACGCCGTTCACGCATCAGCGGGATACAGCGTACTTCTTGAGTATTAGGCAGCGGGCCTTCTGCTTTAACGAAGCCGGGACAGGTAAGACTTCAGCGGCGATTTGGGCGGCTGACTACCTGATGAACCAAGGCATCATTAAGAAAGCCCTGATCATCTGTCCCCTCTCAATCATGTACTCGGCATGGCAAGCCGACATCATGAAAACCGCGATACATCGTACGTGCGGTGTAGCACACGGGTCATTAGCAAAGCGTAAGAAAGTAATTGACGAGAACTATGACTTCACGGTGATTAATTACGACGGCACCGGGATAGTTCTTCAAGAACTTCAACAAGCCAAGTTTGATCTGATCATCGTTGACGAGGCTAATGCATACAAGAGTCCGAACACAAAGCGATGGAAGATCCTTGCGAAGTTAGTTGAGCCTACAACATGGCTTTGGATGATGACCGGCACCCCTGCCGCACAGTCTCCGGTGGACGCATTCGGCTTAGCCAAGTTGATTACGCCGATAAGAGTTCCAAAGTTTTCAACGGCTTGGCGCGACCGAGTGATGGTACAGATCACTAAGTTCAAGTGGGTTCCGAAGCAAGACTCTACTGATCAAGTGTTTCGTGCGTTGCAGCCCGCAATTAGATACACCAAGAAAGAGTGTCTTGATCTGCCTGATGTTGTTTATCAGACACGTGATGTACCGCTCACGCCACAAGTACAGAAATTCTACAATGAGCTAAAAAAGCAATTACTGATAGAAGCAGCAGGCGAACAGATCACTGCTGTAAATGCAGCAGCATCACTTAGTAAACTTTTACAGATATCAGCAGGTGCGGTGTACACGGACAAGCACGACGTTGTGCAGTTCGACATTTCACCTCGTCTCAACGCGCTCAAAGAAGTGCTTGAGGAAACTACAAACAAGGTTGTAGTATTCGTTCCGTTCCTTCATGCTATTGACATCGTTGGGGAGTTCCTGACGAAAGAAGGCATAACGAACGAGGTCATCCAAGGATCAGTTTCTGCACGGCAACGGTCTGACATCATCAACAGATTTCAGACAGCAACAGATCCAAGAGTCTTGATCATTCAACCGCAATCGGCAGCGCATGGGATTACTTTGACGGCTGCTGACACGGTGGTGTTCTGGTCTCCGGTGATGTCAGTCGAAACGTATCTACAGTGTATTGCGCGTATTGAACGAGTCGGTCAAGTAAACAAGATGTCAGTAGTGCATCTGCGTGGATCTGAAGTTGAGAAGAAGATGTACGCGATGCTGCAAGGTAAAGTTAATCATCATCAAAAGTTAGTAGACCTGTACAAGCAGGAGTTGGAGGAAGTAAACGATGAGTAGACTGAAACCATTAACGCATGAAGAACATTTAGTTCTTGCTGCGGATTTTAAGAAGACGCTACAAGATCTGATAAACATCAGAAACCGGGTATGGCTGTCATGCGGTGTTAGTTCACGTGCCGCTAAGATTGTTGAGTCCGTTATTAAGAAACTTGATATTTCGTTCCGTGGCGAGATGGATACGCACTATCACAAAGTAACTAGTCCAAAACAGTTTATAGAACAGGGTCACGCTTACTACAACGAGCGTAAGGAGTAAAAGTGGGTAACACAGATGAGTTAGTCGAAGCGTATTTAGCAATACGCTCTCAGCGTGAGAAGTTGGCCCGTGACTACGAAGCCACAGACAACGCGCTGAAAGAAGACATGGCAAAGTTGGAAGCCGTGATGCTTGAGATGTGTAATTCTGTCAACGCAGACAGCATCAAGACGCGCCACGGCACGGTGATGAGGAAGTTGAATGAACGCTTCTTCTGCCAAGATTGGGAGAACTTCTACAAGTTTGTTCTCGACAACGAAGCAGTACAGTTACTTGAGCGGCGCATCCATCAGAGTAACTTCAAAGAGTTCATGAAGGATCACGATGGCGACGGGTTGCCGCCCGGTGTCAATGTGATGCGCGAGTTTGGAATTTCAGTACGTAAAGCCAGTCAGTGAGGATTTATGAGTAACGATATCATTACAAGTTTGAAGAACGAACTCGCCCAGATTCCGGGCGGGGTTGATGACGATACACGCGCCGTTGCCGGTGGCAGCGGTAACGCTTCCAAGCGTATCTCCATCAAGGGCGGTGTGTTCCGTAAGATGGCGGGTGGCAAAGAGATCGGCTCCATCGAAGACCGTCACATGAACGTGATCTTCGTGAAGATGGCCCACGCTCCAAGCCGTACCTACTACACGGGTGCATACAAGGAAGGTGAAAAGGTCGCCCCGGTATGTTGGTCAACGGACTCCAAGGCTCCTGATATTGAAGTCAAGAACCCGCAAGCCTCTGCTTGTGACAAGTGCCAGTGGTCTGTGAAGGGTTCTGGTCAGGGGGGCAGCGGCTCTGCTTGCCGTATATCGTGGCGTACCGCCGTGGTTCTTCCGCAAGATCCCGGTGGTGACATCATGCAGTTGGTTCTCCCGGCTACCTCTTGCTTCGGCAAGGAAGAGGCGGGCAAGTGGCCGTTCCGTCCGTACGTGCAGATGCTTGCTAATAACAACATCTCTGCGGGTCGGGTTGTGACCAAGATGCAGTTCGACACCAAGTCGCCTGTACCGAAGTTGCTCTTCTCGCCTGTGGGCGTTGTACCGGAAGACGACGCCAAGATCGTGCAGCGTCAGAAGGAAGCCAAGGCTGCTGAGAATGCGGTCAAGCTGACGGTGTATCAGCAGGATGAAGGTGAGGAAGCGGCTCCGGCTGCGCCTGTCGCTGATGAGCCTGTTGTCCGAGAGACCAAGAAGACCGAGGCGGCCCCGGCTGCTGATGTCTCTGATGTTATTAAGAAGTGGTCTAAGAAGGGCTGATCGATGCCTCGCACATACAGCGACAAGTTTCTAATTCAACTACAACAGGCAGATAGTTCGCTGTTGGGAGTACGGCTTGGTCGCTTATGTGTGGAGGCGAACCTCCCCGTGGCTTACGTCGCCCCGGCTGTAGAAGTATCGCGTAACACGCTACATCTGTGGTTTAGGGGCCAAGTCATGCATGAGCAGAAGCGCAAGATCGTAGAGGCTTTCATGTACCTTGTTGAGCAAGACATGAAGAACGGAATACTCCCTGCCTCAAACACCAAACGGGCCAAAGCCTATGTGGAGGAAATGATCGGTCGCAAGATTTGAGTCTCCAACTCAGTTGTTAGCGGGGTGGCCGTCGCCCCGCCTTTTTTATCTAAGTGGGTCGATGTTCATGCGAAAACAATTTTACGAGAAAGTCTTACCTTCGCAGGGCGTCTACTGTGTAACCGAGATATCCAAGGACAAGCGGGTAGTCAACCGGTTTGCGGAGAGCCTTGACGAAGTAGAAAGGCTAGTTGAAGAGATTAATGCAGAAGGCAAGAACGTATTCATCGCTCTGAGTAGTTTCAGCGGCCACAGCCGCATGAGCGATTACTCTGCCTATTGCCGTTCCTTTTTTGTGGATTTGGATGTCAAGCCTGACAAGCCGGGTCATTACAAGTCCAAGGCCGAGGCCGTTGAGGACTTAGATCATTTTCTGAAAGTCACGGAACTGCCGCCTCCCGTCGTCGTTGATTCGGGCAACGGCATCCATGCGTACTGGCCGTTTGAAGAAGCCGTGCCGATTGCCGAGTGGAAACCGTACGCTGACAAATTCAAACAGTTATGTCTTGATCACATGAAGATCGACCCGGTTGTGACGGCAGATGTCACCCGGATCATGCGTTGCCCCGAGACGCTGAACTTCAAGACAGACCCGCCGAACCCGACGAAGTTCCTGACAGACGAGATTAACCAGTACGACTTCACTGCCTTTAAAGATTATTTAGGTGATGCAAGCATTCCGACTGGCTCAATTCTTGATCTTGTGCCGAAGGGTCTGGACGAAGACACGCGCAAGATAGCCAAGTTCGACAACTACGAGACGGCTTTTCAGGACATCGCTGAGAAAAGTATTGATGGTCATGGCTGCAACCAGATTAGAAACGCCATCATCAACGCCAAGAATTTACCAGAACCTGTCTGGCACTCTGCTTTATCTATCGCCCGTCACTGCACCGACTGGGAAACTGCTATTCATTTGTTGTCCGAGGACTACATCGGATACAGCCCCGACGCCACGATTAGGAAGGCCAATGAAACTTTCGGTAAGCCGCACAGTTGCAGCACTTTTGAACAGCGTAACCCCGGCGGGTGTAACGGATGCCCCTTCAAAGGACAGATCACAAACCCCCTTGCCATCGGACGAAAGTTCGTTGCAGCGCCAGCCGAAGAGATTAGTAAGGAGGACGCAGTTCGGATCGAAGCGAATCCCGAAGAAGTTCCGCCTTTTCCTAAAGCGGTCCTACCCTTTATACGAGGACGAACCGGAGGAATCTACTACATACCCCCCGCCGAAATAGGCGAGGATGGCGACAAGATTCAGTCTGAGCCGGTCCTGATATCAACTAATGAATTCTTCCCCATCAAGCGCATGTATGGCGAGTCAGATGGTGAAATACTGTTGGTTCGTATCAAACTGCCCCACGAAGTCCGTGAGAAGTACATCTCGACAGGTGATGCTCAGTCTGTTGACAGCATGAAAGAAATTATTGGTAAGGCAGGGGTTGTCCCGCCGCACCAGAGCTTATGGCCTAAGTTGGTGGAATACATGACTAAATGGGTACATTACTTACAGAGCCAAGACTCTGCCGACAAGATCTGTCACCAGATGGGATGGACGGACAACGAGACATTCTTGATTGGCGAGACGGAAGTTGTTGGCGGCGGCAAGACGCGCAGGGCGGCATCCAGTCCGTTAATACGTGACATATCAAGACTCATGCGCCCGAAAGGGGACTATCAGGTATGGAAGGATAGCGTCAATCAACTGAATCAACCTGAGTTGGAGATGCAAGCGTTCGGCCTTTTCGTATCGTTTGGCTCTCCACTGATGCGTTACACATCTACGAACGGCATGACTTTCTGCTTCACCGGTCCATCAGGTGTCGCCAAGTCTGGATCGCTCTATGCCGCGCTCTCCGTATGGGGCGCACCGAAGCCGCTCAGTGTGTACGATTCGACAGACAACGCTTTCAATAGCCGTGCCATGTCCCTCAAGAACATTATTATGGGTATGGACGAGGTGCAGGAGAAGCCGCCCGAGCAGATATCGAAACTGATCCATCTTGTTTCGCAAGGCAAGGGCAAGATGCGTATGCAGAGTTCGATCAACGCCGAGCGAGAGCAGCAAGAGATTGCGTCTATGCTGTGCCTTATGTCATCGAACGTATCGCTTTACGATCTGATCTTCACTAAGAAGGCTAACGCAAGTGGCGAGATCATGCGTCTGTTGGAGTACGTACTCATGCAGCCGTCGTTCTTGACGATGGAAGTTGGTAAGCGCATCTTCGATCCTCTGCATAGGCACCACGGTCATGCGGGACCAGACTTCATCAATAAGATTATTGACCTTGGCGATACTGAAGTCAGGGCACGTATTGATAAGTGGAGTAAGCGCATAACCACAACTAAGTTGGGTACTAACGCCGCTTTCCGATTTTACGAAACTGCATTTAGCGCCATCTTCGCAGGGGCTGAGATTGCCAACGAAGCAAACATCATCAATTTCGATATTGAACGGATATTTGACAGAGTAATGCTGGAGACAATCAAAGTGAGAGACAATACACAGAAGAACCGAGTCACGGATTACGAAGCCTTGATCGGTGAATTCCTTAACGACCATTGGCGTAAAGGCACGTTGATCTTTGATGAAGGCCGACTTGTCAACGAACCGCACGGCGAACTTGTGGCCCGTGTTGAAATCGGTAACTCGACTCAGTACGTTTCCAAGAGCAAGTTCAAGCAATTCCTGACCAGCAAGAGCGTTGGTACGGGCGAGTTTGAGAAAGCCTTGGAGCGATCTGACGTTAAGTTAGAATCTAAAAAGATGCGGCTTTCAACCGGATGGAAGGCGGGTATGACTACGCCCCCCATTCACGTGTACTCTTTTCAATACGAAGTACCTAAAGAGCTATTAGATGACAACGCGAGTAATGGAGCCTGAGTGGATCTTTCCATTTGAAGGCATGGCGGTAGGGGATAGTTTCTTTATCCCCACCCTAAAGATCTCTGAAATGCTATACGTCATAGATTGCCGCGCTAAGGTTGCCCAAGTAAGGGTAAAGGCTTATGCCTCGTCCAAGGAAGGACACCTTGGCGTGCGCGTCTGGCGTATTAAATAATCAGCGGTCTTCTTCTAATTTGTATTCTTTTTCTAGCTGGCGACGAGCCTTCTCTGGCACGTTGATACCGTAGATCGAACTACGAGCATTCTTTCGCCGTCTATTAAACGAATCATTCATCTCATCGTTGCCGATGACGTTACGAGTTTTTCTTACAAATTCGTTCTGATTGAATCGTTTGATATCTTCTCTAACTTCCCTTTCCCCTTCCTTGTCCTTGTTTATCCTTGTCAAGTAGAGTCTGTTGAGAAGCGCAGTCTTCCTCTTCTGTACGTCATTCACTCTGCTTGCGAGCGCCCCCGCAAGTTCTGAACGACGCGCTACTTCGACTGGAGTAAAACCCAGTGCCTGCATGAAGAGTTCATAGCTATTGAAGTCATCGAAGATCTTCTCGCCGCTTCTGCTCTCTGCGCCCTCAACTGCAAACCGGTATGCCTTGAGATTATTTCTAATGAAGGCAGGAGTCACTGCTTCCAGCGCACGGTCGTAATGTCCTTCCTTGTAGTCTTTATATCCACGGAAGAAGCCCATGAACGCGGCGTAGGACGGGCCGAAGATTTGTTCAGCGGCAAACAGTACGGGACCAACTTCCTCCAGACGCTTGTCGTCGTCCTTCCACAGAAGCCCGTTAAACCCAGTACGGGCAGCAACATCGGTCATGAAAAGTTCGTTAATCACGCCCTTGTGAGCCAACGCTCCGACCGACTGCCGCACGATTTCGTTAGACTTGACCGGATCATCGTCGTCGCCAAACAGATCAGCCAGAAGATCAACAAGCAACGTACCTGCGCTGTAGAACGGCATACCGTGAATACCAGCAAACACAAACGCCATCGTCATGATGCCGATCATCTGCTTGGCAGCTAACTGCTTAACTTCCGGGGTCTCCCCTCTGGTTGCTTCACGCAGTAGCTTTGCTTGCAGGTAGATCTGAGTCTGAGCAAAGTTCTTAAACGTGAACGCGACTTTGCCGAAGCCTGTTTGGAACACACGCGGTGAAGTCTCGGCAAGCACCGTACCGTGACTTTGATTTACAAGATCAAGCGCAGCCTTGATAGCCCCGTCTACATTCCCACCATTCTTCTGCATCTCTAAGTTGAACGCCGCGATCAACGTCACTTCGCGGTTGAACCGTTCTGAGTTCTGGAACGTCCATCCTAGGATCTGTTCCATCTTGGCCTTCAGGCCAATGTAATCCCCCGTCCCATAAGTTTTCTTTCTGCCTTGTACGAGGTCGTAGCCAGTAGAGCGGCGAATTGCACTTTGCCTCACTGCGGCCTTGTATAGTTTGCCTAGCGGCGAGTTTGGCGGCACGCCTACGCCGAAGCTGAAATCGGCAGGGAACTTCTTGTAGCCACCCGGAATATTGTCGTTATCAAAACCGCCTTTGAAATACTGCTTGGTCGCATCGGACATCGCAGCACTAGCTTTATCAATACCGTACTTGCCCGCGAGCATCGGGTACACAACCATCGGCAACTGAGTGGTATTGATGATTGCGGTGGATATATTACCGATGATGTACCAGTAGTAACTGAACGATGACAAAGCGTTGACCAAAGACCCGTTGCCGGGATCACGCAGGTACTCCATCTGCTTATTTAAATTTTCAATGAGCAGCGGAACGGAGCGGTTCTTGGACTGACCAGACGCGGCAAACTGCTTGGCTTCTTCTTTTACTTCATCGAATACAGAATCAATCTCCGGTATGTACTCCAGATTAGTAAGCTGGTTAGCCATGCGAGTGGCTACCGTGGAGTAAACATTCATTAGATCAGACTCGTACCCCTTGTAGCCGTCACGCTTACGGTACAACTGCCGCACAGAGGCAGCGGGAATCTGATCCAAGTAAAGTTCGTAAAGTGATCTCTTTACGGCAGGGGACACGCCTCGTTTGTTAAGATCATCCAAGACGCGATTAAAGAACGTGCCCGGCCCTTTACCATCAAAAAAGTCTTCAATACGGGCAAATATCTGATCGCTGTTTGGCTGCGCCCCGTTAGCCAGAGCCTCCTTCCATGCAAGCTCACGCTCGTAATTAGACTTGAAGGACTGCACGACCGTTTCGTTTTTAGCGTCTTGATAACGCAGCCAGTAGTCGCCCTCGCGGTAGAGAGGCAGGTATACCCGCAGGCGCTTCTGCGCCATCTCTCTTTGCAAACGCTTGGCTTCACGCGGCGACAGATTCTTGGACAGCAACGCAACGTATTCGTCTGACATTTTGCGATAGCTTTCCAGCATCTCAAAATAAACTTTCTGCAATGCAGGGGGCAGGCGCTTGAACCGCTGAGTCAACGGATGGTTGGCGTGCATGGGATTACTAAACTGCACACCTTGCTTACCGTCCGGGCCTGTCAAACGAGTTGACTCATGCGCTACTTCGTAGAACTCGTCCTTGTACTGAATGTTCTCCGTGATGGTGTCATTCCACTTACGGACGTTGCGATCTAGATCTTCCTTCCTATCCTTGAGAGAACTCGCTCGCACGTTGAGGACGTTAAGCAAGTTACGAAGAGTGGGCAGTTCTTTAACAAATATTTCTACTTGCTGCGGCAGAGACAAGAATGCGTACAACGCTGAACGCATCGCATCAGTTATACGGGTAGAATCAAGCACCCCACGCACGCCGTCATATACGCTCTTACTAAGTGGGGGCAGGTTGTTTACAGCGTTACCGACATTGTTAATTGTCGCAGCCAGCACCCGGCGCGATTGCCTTACATCGTTCGATTTCTTACTGAACTTGCCGTTGTTACCAATCGCTGACTTGACTTGATTAGGCTCATAAACAGCAAGATTCTTGGCTTCGACACGCTCCATCAACTCAGGCGAGTACAAACTTTCCATGATGTAGAAGCCATCATGCCCGAGCTTGCGAATGGCTCTCTGTACCATCTGCTGTTCAATCGTGCGCCAGTCGCCTTCTTTAATAGACGACATCATCGTTAGCCAATCTGTAGACCCTACTACGCCACCTGTTTTAGTGAACTCATTGGCAAGGGCTTTCTCAAGTGCTGCAATTTGCGTTACATCCTCAAAGTCAAACGGATTCTTGGCGTTGACGTACACCGCGTACATCGGACCAACGTCGTAATCAAACGCATCAACCGTAAAGCGTTCTGCAAAGTGCGGGTCAGGCGATAAGAAGATAGCGTTAGCACGCCCACCTGATCGGAACACCGAAAATACTTTCGGAGATCCGTGGTACATGATGATCGGGTGGCCTTCTTCGTCTACTACCTTGGACCCACTAAACCAATTCCAGAAGTTCTTTAAGCCGTCGATACTGGGGAATATCGGTCGCGGCCCTTTGAATCCTATTGCCTCTTTAATAAGAGGCGCAGTCATGCCTTCGTTAAGCGGAGTCAGCCCATCCAAGAAGTTTTTAACCGACTCAGCAGGCAGGAACTCGGGGCGGTTGCCAGTCAAGAAGGCAACGATCTTTCGTATTCTTTTTGCAAGGTTTGAGAAGAACTTCTCTACAACGGTCAGCGGCTTCTCGCTGGTCGTCATCCACTTGCCTACGTTGTCGGCAAACCATTCGCTGAAAGACTTCAGGTATTCCTGATCTTTCTCACTTAACACGGCATTTTCGGGCTGACCTTCTAACGATCTCTCTGACGTAGCCCATGCGCGGGTTCGCCTAATCAACTTAACAGTATCTTCCTGCCCATTCTTAGTTAGCCAAGCAAGATACTCGTCGAACACCGCAGTCCGGGTCTTCTCGTCTGCATTCGTAAATGCTTCAGATTCGACAATGTGTCCAAGCTCGTGCCCAAGAGTTTCAAGCATGACCTGAATAGGCAGCTTGTCATCTACGATGATTGCGTAGCCTTTACCATTGCTAAACGCATTAACCGCACCGTCTGCGTCAGGATCAATCGCGTATTCAATCAACGGTTCTACGTTGAAGCCGCCGTACAGGTTGTACTTGTCAGTGGTGACAGTTCTGGCACCGGGCGTACGCAGATCGCTCTTACTGAGCAGAATGATGTTTACATCGCCAAGCCCGATAATGTTGACTACAGCTTTAAGGAACCCCTCAAGTCGTGGGTTAAAAGCATCACTAACGACAATTTTACTCTTTGTAAACGGCCCAGTGCGGGTAAGCACCACGCCTTTCGGTGCAATACGCTGCGCGATACGCTCGGCAAGAACCCGTCGTTCATCCGTAGAAACACGGCGTTGAGGGCGGGTAGCGGCTTCAGTTCTAGCTGCGGTCTCCGGTGCCCCTCTTAATCTAGCAACTTCAGCGTCGTAGGCAGCAAACGCTTGTTCTTCATACCTGCTTGAGTTTGGCCCAAAAGGGTTTTCCTTTAGAGTTTCGCGGACGTTTTCTCTACTAGAATCTATACTGTCTTGAAGATCGCTGTAATCTCTTTGAAAGTCAAACGCAAACTGTGCAGCACGTTTAGCAAAACTTTCTACTTCCGATACTTTCTCGCGCTCTGCTGTATCCTCTGCCGCAAATCTTGCATCAAGTTCTGCTATCTCTGCGTTTAATCGCTTAATACGCTCATCTTGGATTTGTTTATCTTCTAGTGAAGGCTCGACTGCTCTTTCTCCAACATCAGCATCACTAACAACTGGTGCAGGAGGCTCCACTCCTTCAACTGGAGCGACTGTAGGTGCTTGTCCTGCGGGTTGCGGTCCTGATGGAGGCAGAGCAACGCCTCCTCCAGTTGGTTGAGGCTCAACTGGCTCAATAACTTCCTGTGATGTTGGTTCGGCTCCACGGGATACCTCTGGTGCAATAGGCGGTGCAGGTGATACTGGCGGCTGTACGTCTGCAACATCCAGATTGAGTGCCTTGGCAACGTCAGGAGAGACTTGCGCTTGGGCAAGTTCTACCGGGGTAAACCTTCTCTGCAACTGGACGCCGGGTACAGCCCCCGGCATTTGAGTAGTCGTACTCATCCGTTGCATATAGTTCTTATCGAAAATATCAAGCCTCGTAACCAAATCGTCGTACGCTTTGGTTAGGTTAGCCGTGAACATCTCGACAGGCTGACTAGCGGCTTTAGCCTGAATCTCTACTTGAACAGGGTCAAAGAGCAGCGAAGCCAACTGCTCCTGCTGCTGCTCCATCTTGTTAATTTCTTCGTAAACCTGATCTTCAGTCAGGCTTACAGGCTCGTTACGCAGCGGCTCGGGCGCGTCTTCAGCGGCTACTTTGGGTGGTGCGTTAAGAAGATCTTCAGCCGTTTTGATTTCTGTAACGGCGGGTTTCACCGGAGGTGGTGTAACTGACGACTCTTCCTGACTCGTAGCAGGCGCAGCAGGCTTGTACTTCTTGGCAAGTTCAAGCGGATTATTCAGATTAGACTGAATGAACGCGGCCTCGGCCTGCTCTTCTGCGGTCGGGTCCGTCTTGGTAGTAATCTCATTAAGTCGAGTCTGAGCGTTATCAGTAGCAGCCTTGAGAACCTGCGCCCGACTACGATCTGCTCTTGCACTCAATGCACCGGCAGGGCCACCGATGACTGGGCCAAGGATAGCAGCGCCGATGGCGGCTTGTTTGAACTCTTCTTTTGCCTCGGCATCGCTTAGAGACAGGCCAGCCTGCCAGCGTTCAAGTGCCTGCTGCGCTACTTCCTGCGGTACTTCAAACGCTACGCCGCCAGCAATACCTTGTACCGTGCCTCTAGCCGTGGACTTGAGCGTGCCTTCACGGGCTGCATCCACCAGTTTACGTGCAGCGTCTTCAGCAATTTCTTTCTCTGACGATACAAGATTACGCAGGAACGGGAACGCACGAAAGGTTTCCCTAAAGAGTTTAAATCCCGCAACGTCAAGCGCGGTCTGCCCTGCTGCGGCAGCGGTTGCCTTGGCAATTGAAAGTTCTTGGGGAGTACGGCCTTCGGCAATAGCTTTATCTTGTTCCTGCGCCTGACGCAGAAGCGCCTGAATTTCGTACTGACTTGCAATCGCACCGGCACCTGCCACCGCGCCGCCAACTGGACCCGTAACAACGCCAGCGCCCGTAGCTACAGCGGCGGGGGCAATCAATTGACCAAGCGAACTGCCAAGCAGTTCTTTAAAAGCTTCCCAGTTTTCGCCCTTACCAAAGCCGCCAACTGACTTGTACTTAGACTCAGCGGCTTTAAGAAAGGCGCGGCGGTTTTCTTCAGTCGGGTTCGCTGCAAACGCAGCGGCTTCATCAGCAAGGCCGAGTGTTTGAATAGATTCTTGCAGAGATCCAAAGAATCCTGCTTTCTCTTTACCTTCTTCCTTGGGAGGCGTAGTAACGGCAGCACGTTGATACTGAGTCCACGGACCCGGCTGCTGTTGATACTGAGTCCACGGCCCCGCAGCTTGCTGCGGAGTCTGATACTGTTCCCAAGGCTTAGCCATTTATTAGCCTATTTTTTCCCAGTTGGCCGGGTCTCCGGCATTACCGCCCTTGAATCGATATCCGTCAACTACTTGTCCCGGAGTTGGAGGCGCAGGCCCACCAGAAGCCGCTCCAGCACCGCCCCCCATACCGGGAATAGGAATACCGAGTGCGGCAAGGTCTGCACCAATTTCAGCCAACTCTTGTTCTGCGGCTGCTCTTTCTTCGTCGTCGTAAGCGTTTAAGTATTTCTTATAGGCTTCATTGTAAAGCCCAAGAAGTCGGCCCTGAACGCCAGCAGGCATACCACCAGCCACGCCAGAAGACTTCTCCATGTCACGAAGTTTTTTAACTTCTTTGGCATAGTTAGGATCTGACTCACTCATCGTGCGGATCTTTTCTTGCTGACGCGCAAGCGGCGTGTCCTGCTGCGCCCGTGCCACACGAAGTTGAGTATCGCGGCTACGCAGATCTTCAACCTTCTTCTGCTCACCTTCAGCAATTTTCTGCGTAGCTTCGTCACGCAACTTCTTGGCTTCCGCAACTTTAGTGCGGTACCGAGTAAGATCGCCTGCGGCCAGAGCCTCGTCTGCTTCAACCATAGCAATTTTACTGGCGTTAAACGCATCCTCGGCAGTGCGAGTACGCTCAATCTTTTTCTCTTTACGCTCAAGCTGACGAGCCTTGGCCTTGGAGAGCGCGGTCAAGAAAGTCGGAGCCTTAGTCTCACGAGTGCCCGCTTCTGAGCCAATCTCAGCAACGTCAGCGTAAAACTTCTCTCTGCTAAGGTCGTCCATCTCGGACTCGGCTTGCTGCTGCGCTTTGCGCTTACGCTCCATTTCAGCTTCTTTCAGCCCACGAGACGGAGCATAACGACCGATACCGAGTCGCTTCTCAAACTCTTCTTGGCGGGCAATCTCTGCCTCAAGTCCAGCGATATCTTCTTCGCTACCAAGTTCGGCTTGCGCCCGCACTTCTTCCCAACTCTTCGGCAGCGGCTTCTTCACGTTAGCAGCAGTTACACCACCTTGATCAAACGCAACAATGCCGCCGCCCGCAGCCGCAAACACCGGCTCCTCCATAGCCCCCGCGTTGAGTGCGCCAATACCGCGACCCATCATTGCTTCCGTAGGTTCCCTACGAATCCCGCCAAGACCGCTTGAAGCCAAG